TACTCTGCTAGAGTTAATTGGGTTAGATGTACCTATCATAACACCAGAGTTCATTGTAACACTACCGTATGTCAAACCATCACTTGGTTGACCGTGTTGTACAAACATTGCAGCTACAGTTGAACTACCTGCGTTTGAACCGAATCTTAATTGACTACCCAAATTCCATATATCGAAAGTCTTATCAGAAGAAGGATGAGTGTCTGTTAATCTTATTCTTGGATATTTTCGTTTACCTTCGAAAACATTATATGTATTATCACTATCACTTCCTTCTACAAGTAAATAGTTTCCTGTGTCTGAACTATCACCAAGTAGTAATTTACTACCATCATATTTAAATTGAGCACTACCCTCTATACTATTGGCAGTAGAAGCTCCCACAGCTATTTGGTTATCGGTAATAGAACCACCGATAGTACCTCCACCTCCTGCTAAATGTGAAAGGTCAACGGTAACATTAGCAGCTCCTTTGACTGCCAAAGTAAGAACATCGGTAGAATTGTTTAAAGATGCCCCAGTAACGTAAAAATTATTTCCAGCTGGTGCTGCGGCTTGAATGCGTCTATCACCCACTGCATTGTGGGCTAAACTTTTTAATACCTTAGTGTATCTTGCCATTGTTAATAAATATACTCCACTGCACTATTTAAATATTGTGCTTAAAATAAAATAAAGAAAGCAGGGCCCAACCCTGCAATCTTTGTTTGGTATAAATTACAGTATACCAGACTTTTTTAAGTCTTCTTTGAGTTTATCGTCAGTTTCAGCTAACTCTATAGCTAACTTTGTGTGTGCTGCGATTATCTCTTTACCTTCTTCAATACTCATGTTTATGCTCCGTTAGTCTCCACTAGAGTTACTTTAGCTACCCAGTTGATATTTTTACCTGCTGCTCCAGTGACTTTAATATCTAGTGTGTCATCTGTGTTGTTAGCCACAGCTGTAACATCCCAGTTAGCATCTGCCTCTGCGATAACTGTTTTAGTGATTGAACCTTCTAACGCAGTAGTTCCTGCATCGTTTTTAATACAACCTACAATCTCATATGCAGCGCTTTCGGTTTGAGTACTAGTTCTTCTAGCTACAATTTCAGCTCTAAACATCATTGATGAATTTGCCCTAATAGGAATTGCTTGTGCTGGAGAAGCATTTTGAGCCCATTTCATTGTAGTTTGTGTTGCGTCAGTTGTTTGACATGCTACTAAAGTGTGATTGAATTGAACACTTCCTTTTACAGAACTTAACATTCCTCCACCGTGAACATGTGTTCCGTAAATATTAGCGAATGCGGAATCTCCACTAATTAAATTATACGTTGCACTTGCACCAGTAGCAAGAGAACCAACAACAACTGTCCTATACATAGTATTAGGTATTGTGTTAGAATTTCCTATCACACTCACTTCTTGACAATCTACATTATTTGTATTACCATATACAAACGAATTTTGACACTCTGGTCCTACAACACTTAGTTGACCTCCAACTGTACTATTGGTACCGCCATTCATCGAATTTATCATACCTGCTAATACAACACTTCTGGACGCACTGTTGGTGCTTGAATTATTACTCAACAAACCACCTAATATAACAGACTGACCACTACTTGCTTTTATTTTATTACCTGAACCACCTATAACAGCACATTCGTTGGAACCTGATTCTATTTGGTTACCTTCACCAGCTATGAAATCGTGCTCCGTGTTTTCGTGTAATGTATTACTATCTCCTGCTATAAGTGAACTAGTTGCTGAACCTGATACTGTATTACTATCTCCGACAACAAGAGTAGGTCCAGTTAAACTTGTTGTTGTGTTACCGCTTCCAAAAACGGCATTTTTTCCATATTTATATCCTGCCATAGTTAACCTTATAAATGTAAAGTGGAGAGCATTTCCTCGCCAGCTCTCCTAAGGCTAATTAACGTGCTTAACCAGAAGCTCCGTTAATGCTTATGATACCTACTTCAGGTCTGATAATTTTTAGACCGTATCTCATAGACATGTAGGAACCGACAATACCGAATCCGGGATTGGCTTCTTCTACAGTGAGTGGTCTTCTTTCTACGTAAACCATAGGTTTGGTTGAAAGGTCAAAAGTACCAAATCTTGTTGATGGAACATATGCGTTAACAACAACGGTTAATCCATATATAGAACCGACGACACCGGTTGAAGCTGTGTTGTTTACAGGGCTTCCGGGCATCATAGCGGCTTGTGTTGGGTTAGCTGCACCACCTGCTTCTCCTTGTCCTGCTGTGAAAGCAGTTACGAAGTCACCTAAGTCTAATAGTGACTTGTAGTGAGCTGGGGAGATGAACAAGTGTGTTGCGTTGTATCCACGTGTTGCGACTCTATCAATAGCTTCAGTGATATCTGAGAGAGCTAAGTCTCCTGCAGTGTCACCAGCAGCTCTGATGTATGAGTTCCTAATCAATCTTGTTGATGATTCGTTACCGTATGAATCCAAACGTGAAGTTGATGCATCAATGTCTCCTGCTGTCATACCTGCTCCGTAGAAACCGGATTGTGGGTTTGTAGCAAAAGCTGTGATTGCACTTTCGTTGGTTGTTTCATCGATTGCGATTGTTCCGTAGTCTGTGTTTGCTGCGTTAGCACCGAAAATGACTTGAACAATGTGGTCAGTCATGTGTCTGTCTACAGCTCTGCGGGCTTCATTCAAAGCCATTTCTACTTCGTTGAATCTTGAATCTTCAATCATTCTTCGGGTAACACCTACTGCAATACCCCATTCTTTCACAGAGACACGCTCGGAGCGTAGCTTTGTGTGTTGGTATTCAGGAGTTGTTCCTTCGTTTATTACTTCCATCTTCATGGAAGGCTTTGCTAGAGTAATATCAATATTACCACCAGTGTCAGTTGTCATTGGTTCAGCGAAGAAAGACATGACTGGAAGCTCTGCGACTTTGTAGTCCATAATAGCTTCTTTATAGTCAATAAGTACTCTCTCACCTACACCACCGTCAATAGACCCTGTGTTTAGTGTCGTTAATAAACCGGGAGTTGCGTCTACCATTTAAATCACCTTAGAGTGTTTGACATTTCGTCAATCCTGCGGCTGCGTTATTTTCTAACGTTACAGCTTGGCATTTAGGCTTACCTGCACCATTATCGGCTGTGGTCAATCGACCTTCGGTTGCACCCATCATTAAAGCAACACCTGCTCCTACATCGTCACAGTTGATGTTTAGGATTACTCCTACACCAGTAACTACTGAAGCTACAGCACCTGATGCTGCATCTGTCAATGCTACTCCAACATATGCGAAATCGAAACCGGTATCGTCACTGTCTGCTTTTTGGAGAAGTCCATTGGTATTCAATGAACATGCATCTCCTGCAGCGATTGCTTCAGCGGTTACGTATGGTAAGATACGTGCTGGAGCTCCACCGTCATTTATCAAAATTTCTGTTGCCATATTTATTTCTCCTTATAGTATGAAGGGTCTAATGTAATTCTACCCTTTACCATTTTCATACCGAACTTTCTTTCTGTTTCTGGAACTTCACCTTCTTCGGCTGTTTTTCCTTTACCGAAAGACCTTTCGACATCGTTGCTTGGCTCTGGCATTGCTGCTAGAGCGTCACTGAATCCAGTCAATCTGGACTCATCCCATGCAGAGAGTTCCTCTACACGAGCATCCTTCTTATCTTCTTCGATTGAACCGAATAAGATTTCTCGGGATATAATTGCTTCTACAGTTTCTAACTTTTTAGCTTCTGCTTCTGCAGCTAATCTCTCTTCTTCTGCTTTCTTGAAGGTTTCTAGTTCTTTCATAGCCTTCTTGAATTCAGCTTCGATTTCAGCTTTTGATGCTTCAACTTCTTCAAGTTGTGAACGTAGAGAAGCGAACTCGCGTTCGACAATGTTCTCTGCTTCGGATTTTACAGTTGTTTCTTTTGTCTCTTCTGACATAACTTCTACCTCTGTTTTCCCGTCTTCACATGCACATGCTTCTTCTTCACCACCACAACCACAGTCGTGGTCGTCTTTAGATACTTGTGCGTCACATTCCTTTCCTTCTTCTATAGTACACTCTTTACAGACGGGGTCCATTTTTTCATTGTCAATGAAACTTACCTCTGTGGGACGAATGTTGGTGGCGTATGTGTCACCCATCACATCTATATCGTTTGAAAACCAATCGATACTAACGTGAGTCATGTCCCCGTCCTTGACTTTGTCCATCACTTCTTGACCGCGGCCATATTGATTGGATACTGTTGCCAGCATCTGTACTGCAGTCTTTCCATTATCCATCTCGATTAGCTCAGGTTTCGTTGCCATGCCGATTAAGTCCTCAGCTGTTCTTTGATGGTCAATATAAATCGGGAGTTCTGAGAACTTCTCAAGGTTGTCCTTCAACATACCTCCTTCAATATAAACTTTATGTTCTTCTCCTTCTACCTCATATTCGTGAGGTCCGGATGTAATAGCGATAACTGGGAATGTCACAGAGTCAATTCCCTCATCGCTGGAAAATGTCATACTATCTTCATCACCTAAAGACAACGCAAATGTTCTGCGTGTAGGTTCTGTAGACTTGCCCTCTGCAAATTCCCGCTCAACGCCGTTCTCTTCAGCCCACATGCTACACATGCCGGCTGCAATCTCTTCGTGATTCTCAAAACCACGTTTCTTAAGAGATGCTTTGGTAGATATCATACATTTTTCAAATGTCATGCTCTGTCTCCTGTTACGTTTGCGGAGGGCTGATTGCCCCTATTTTGTGCTCTAGCAGATTCCTCTCGTTTGTCTTCGTCTCTTCCACCAGATATGTTTGCATTTCTATCAGCAACCCGTGCGTTAGCTTCCATATCAAGAGTAGCCACTCCTTCAGGATTTAGCCCTCTCTCTTCTCTTACTTCGCCCGGTGACAATACTCCTTCTGATAAATAAATCATATCAGTTTTTGCCTTAGTAAATGCGTCATCAACGTTAATTTGCCTAAACTTAAATTTTGCCTCTCCACTATTTATTTGTGGCATAAGCTGGGCGTTAAGTGCACCCTCTACCATAGTTTGTAAGTATCTTACATATGGTTCAAAAATTGGTCGTGCTTTTTCTGGGTCTGTCCACATAGTACGTGGTGTTTTCAAAGCTACATGTATTTTATCTAATATATCATCTGTATATTTACCATACTCAAAAGCACGTTGAGTACCTTGTAGCTCTTTAATTACTATGTCGTTACCATGGATAATGTCTTCTCCGGGGGCTAATGAATTGAATGCATCAACAATCTCATTGATTTTATCAGGACCATATGGCATGTCTGGTAATCCAGCACTAACATCAAATCTACTTGTAGCATATTTGTTGAGTGCCGCACCTATATCTCTTTCTGCATAGTCTTTCAAATCAACCAAATACAAGATAGGGTGAATATCAGATAATCCATATGCTAAATCATCAAATGAATTATTATTCAACGCTACTATCTCATCTTCTTCGAATCTGATGTTTTCTTCATCATCTCCCACTTTTTGATAATAGTATTCTATTTGTCCATGCTCGTTTCTTTTTACAAACATGTTCTGACTAGAACGTAAAACTAAGTTGTCTCCTGTCCATTCTAAATATCCACTACCAAATATTCTTGCATTTCTTAACCACCCATATAAAATGTGTTCAATATTAATATCTCTAAACATTTCTTCGACCTCTTCTCTAAGGCCGTCATCATCAGTTACAATATCAAAATTATCTTTTACAGCGTATAAACAAGGTAAATCTATCAATGTTCTAACTATAGGGTCTGATAGATATACGTTCATGTATGTTCTATTTTTTCCTATATGTGGTTCAAAGTCTTTTTCTTGACCAATGCTAAAGCCTCGGTTAATTTTAAGTCTTTTGATTACACCCTCTCCATAACTGCGGGGGTCGTCTTTTTTATACGTAGGATTACTTCCAATTGATGCAAACCTACGTCTAACATTATCTATAAACGACATGGCTTTAAATAATTAATCTTAATGAGTATATAAAGTTTTTGTTAGATTCCACGTAGACTGTGTTTATTTAGTGTAACTTTACGCTGTTTTGTTGTAAAAAATGATGGACCAGAGGCTTTACCCATATTATAAGCTGGTCTATTGATTCTTTTTGAAACTACAGAACTACCAAAATTACCTGTCATAGGTAACATACTTAAAGTAGCATGTATACCCATAGCTGAACTATCACAATAATCATCATGTTTACCATTAGGGGCAGCTATCTTTTCTGTTTTGTTAGCAGCATCCATAGTATATTCTAACTCAATATGTTCTTTTACCCATTTGTTAACTAATTTAGCCATATCTGGTTGTAAATTATTAGGATTGGGTATTTTTACTCTTCCTTGTTGTATGTATGATACAAAATCTCTGTACATTTGTGTTTTAGTACCTTTAGGACCACCCGTAAAAACGAAAGGAACGAAATGAACACTAGCATCTAAGCACGCCAACCGTAAATCTTGTTCAACCGCACCACCAATACCAGTACAATCCACAATAAGACGAGTAGCCCTAAGCTGATTGGTAATATCCATAATACGTTGACGCTGGTATGGGATATCATGTCCACCAGTTCTAGCATTGATTTCTTCAATGTATACAAGCCGTGCAATATTTGCATCATCAGTTTTGTCAAGGGACCATGCACTAATAACAGTAGAGTTAACAGATTTACCAATGTCAACCCCAACAGTAATGTTGCTTCCTCCCTCGAATCCATGTTCATCCAATCTAGTAATTTCGTAATCATCATAACACCTTTTAATCTTTTCTGGACTAAAAACATTCGCTACAGACTCTACAAACTCACACTCATACTCTGTTCTCCAGTAAATAGATTCTTCTCCCCACTCCGTCATTTTATCTAACATTTCTTCTTCAGTATAAGGTGCTGAATATGCATCACCTTTTTTTACCGCATCTCTCCATGTGTAGTGTAACCTAGTAAAAGTATCACCATAATTATCATCATACAAGTACCTCCACATATGATTGTCTTTTGACTTTGGTGTTCCAAGATTAATAAATGGTGCTTTATTAGAAACAATAGATGGTTCTACATTGTCAATGAACAGTTTATCGTCGATGAGTGGAGACTCATCAACTACTAGGAACGTAGGATGTTGTCCACGTATGGCCTGTCCTTGATTACTAGGCGCCAACGGAGCACGTCTCATAACTGTGCCCCCCTTAAGTGTTATGTTGGGCTTATTGTGAAATCTATAATTTGCTACTAATCCATTTAAAAAAGTATTATCGGCAAAGTGTCTATATACGTAATTAAAAATCAAAGCTGCTTGGTCTTCTGTAGGAGCCAGTATAAATACTAAATCTCTAAATCTGTTAAAAAACATATATATAGTCACTGCTACTGACAAAGCGAATGATTTTCCGCTTCCTCGTGGTGCTAAAATTGCTAACTTTTTTTGTTTACCATCTGTACGATTTGTTAAACATTCTAAAACAATAGACTCTTGCATTGGTCTCATCCTTAAAGGACGTTGTTCATTATCTACTAGGTACGCCGTACAGAAGGCGCGTACCAATTTGCGCATCTTTTCTTTATCATCTCTACATTTAGCGAAGATTTTTTCTAATTGTCGTGAATCTACTCCACCTTTACCTGTCAACAGGCTTTTTAGGTGTTTCTCGTTTTTCATCATCTACTAGTTCCTCTAAGAATGAACCAAAACCTTCTGCACTCTTTTCCATTTCTGTTGGGACTTCAATATTCAATGCCCTAAATTCTGTATGTATATCCCTAACTATTTGGTTTCGTTGTCGCAAGAGCTCTGTTCTAGCGTTAACATCCCGAATACATATAAGAATTTCTTCCCACAACACATCTTCCAGCGCAAGATTACGTGCCAGAAGTCGGACAAGTTCTTTATGACGTTCATATTCA